TTAGCAGCAGTTGATATTGCTTTTTCTAGAGTAATGAATAATCTTCTTACATTAATTCTATCGAAAGCACTTGGTTTAGATTGAGCAGTTTTATCACCAAATAGTACAGTTCCCTGACCTGGGAATGAAACTACTGGATTAACTCTTGCTTTATACAATTCATCTCTTTGTGTTTGATTTGGATTGTAAGCAAGTTTTACTGCACCTCTAATCTGCCCTCTGTTAAATCCAGCGGGTGAGAAGAAAGGATCAGCGATGTTATCTGTTCTTGCACAAAGTCCTGCTGTGTCACCATTTAATGGTACAAATCTGAATATATCAGAGTATTTGTCATACATATATTTGTAACCACTATCAATGACAGCGTAACTTGATGATGGTAAACCATCAGCAAATGCTACAACATTTTGTGTTTGTGTAACAGCGTTTGCAACATCAACAACATCTGCTCTCGCAGGTGAAATAAATGCCACACAATCTTTTCTTGCAGTTGCGATATCCATAACAGCAGTTGCTTTTGTGTCGCCAGTAGCGTCAGCACCTGTCTGTGAAGGCCCACAAATGAGTAAACTTAAATCTACATTTTCTGTGTCATTAAATTTTTCATATGCAGTTGCAATCTCAGCATTAGTAGCAACAAAGTCATCTGTGCCACTTGCAAGTGAAGTATTAGATACTACAAAAGCATCGCCAACTGTATTATCAAAAGTTGTGCCTTTTTTAGCAGAACCGTCTGATAAAGTTGAGATGTGGTCTATCCAATAGATAAAGTTACTTGTTCTATAAATTACATCTGGATAGTAGTTTGAATTACCTGAAGCATCCTTAGCGTCATTTGCCTGTGAAACACCAGCAAAAGTTTCTAAGATTTCGCCTGCAGTTCCTGTGATTCCGCCATCTTCGTCAACAACGACAATATGCATTTCATCATTTGAACCGCCTGCAGCTGATACATCATCAGTTGTTGTTGGTGGTCCATCAAATTGAAAGTAAAATTCCCAATGTCTTAGAACTTTAGCATTATCTACAATAGCGTGTCTTAATCCGCCTGTTTCTGTTTTACCAGTAGCAGTATTAAATCTTGCGATTGTTAGAACATGAGTGTTGATTGCAGTTATCTTGTAATAGTGTCCTGAAGGTGCACCATCAGTTGAAGGCACATTACTTGCGTCTCCAAACTCTAGTATGTCGCCTACTTGAAATAGAGATCCATCATCCATAGTGATAGTTGTATCTCCGATAGCAGCAGATGAGTCATTTGTTAGAGTACCACTTTGTGAATGTGGTCCAAATGCAGTTGAATTAGAACATAAAGAAACCTTTAAATTGTTTCCTAGTGTTCCAGGTTCTCTTGCAGCCCAAGTTCCTATATTAGTTACTTGACCAGCGCCAGTTTCAGAATAATAAGTTCCAAGATATTCAGTCGTATTTTTTATTAAGACAGCACTACCAGTTGACACAGCATTTAACATGCCAGTAATTGGTCTTACTACCTTCAGATTATTTCCGTATCCCAAAAAGTTAGCAGCACAAAACCATTCTTCAAAGTTGTTTGCATTTGGTTTCCCAAATATATCAACCAACTCAGATTCAGATGAAATTGTAGTAACTTCATCTACTGGTCCTTTTTCTGCATTAATTACTATACCACCCGCTGATGTTGAGACAGCAGGAATGACATTAGTAAGATCCTTTTCAGTAACGAGAACACCTGGTGATACTTGAAAAGCCATATTTTAGTTCTCCTTAATATTAAGTTTATTAGTTATAACCCTTTGCATATATTTATAGTATACCGAAATTACACTATTCCCCTTTGCGATATGATACGGGTCGCCAAACTTCTCCTGCGTCAACAAAATATCCATCATTTCCCTCTGGATCGTTTAATCCATCGTCTATGAAACCAAAAGGTGCCATATCTGCCTCGATAGCATTCTGTTGTTCAGTAAACATTTGACCTCTCACATCTACATTTGTTAATTCTTTAAAATATCTTTGATTTGCCAACCACGAAAATATAACAAGACACATCACTAAATCGTCTGTAGCACCTGCCTCAGCCTCAAAAGATTTTCCTTTTGAGATAAAAGTTGACAATTCTGCAATAATATCAAAGTCTGTAATAAGTAACTTGTCTCCTTCGATTAAACTTTTGAGATTAGAAGTTCCAATTTTTTTTGTACCCTTTGTCATTCTCAAACCTAATTGATTACCACGACCACTAAAGCCTCCACCTAATACTTGACCAGAACGACCTCTTTGTGTAACCATCATCATGTTATCATACTCTAATTCAAACTGTAAGTTATCTGCTACTTGTTGTCCTAAGTCGTTTATCTCTATGAGAATATATGCTTTATTATATACTTTAGCAACCTTCTCTATAATACTTGGAAAGACAAGAGGTTTAATCTCATTGTCTCTATACTTTGCAACTACTTTGTAGGGAACACTTGTACAATCCATAACACAAAATGCTGAATAGTCATTTGTCAAGCCTCTTGATACATCAACTGTAATTGTATAGATATGATTTTTCTTTGGCATTTCATAAACATCTAGACCACCACTTCTTTTAGGTTCAACAACTGGCATAGTTTTTATTTTACTTGCATTGATAAGTGTATCAACACTACCTAAGAACTCACATTCAAACTCTGTCTGAAACTGAGCCTCACTTGTATTCTTAATTGTTTCTTCTTTCCACTTTTCATCACGACCTGGTACTTCACTCCAATGTACTTCGACAGGAACAAAGTTATTGTTTTTGTTTGTTGCGTCTACCCACATCTTATAAAACATATTCATACCATGTGGTGTAGATACTATCATTACCTTTGATGATTTACCAGATGATATTGTAGGATAAACTGAACTAAAAAATTCTTCGGCAATATTATTAGGCACATAAGCGAACTCATCTAGAAAGATAATGTTAAAGGTACTTCCTCGAACAGCACTAGAAGAAGTACTTGCCGCTACAATTCTACTTCCGTTTTCTAATTCAAGTGAACCTTTGTTCCAGTTGAGAACGCCTTGTTGCATCCATTTGGGTAAATGTTCGTAAGCCAATTGCAAACGACCTAACAAATCTCTTGCCGTAGAAGATTTATTGGCCAATATTGCAACATTCACATTGTCATTAAATAAGACATAATGTAAGAGGTAAGAGACTATGATAGTTGACTTTCCACTCTGTCTAGGTAATTTACAAATTGTAAACCTATTATCGTGAAAAGTATCTACCATCTTCCGCTGAAAGTCATACATCTCAAAAGGTACAAGACCTTTATCAATGGTGACAATTTTTAAATAATTTTCTATAAAGTATTTAGGACTTTCAAGACAACTCATCACTTCTTTGATTTGTTTTTTTGTAAATCTAGAAGAGGTGTGAGCTTTCTTTAAATTAGGATTACCTAAATATTGATCCGTTGTTGCCATTTAATTTTTTAAGAAATCTTTGAAAGGTATTTTACCCTCATTCATTTCTTGTCCATAATCCATTTTATTCATTAATACATACATCTTTTCACCAAGTAGATTACCTATTTCATAATCTGATATATAATGAAACCCTGCAATTACTCTGCCGTATCCACATTCGTAGGCTGCAGTCATCACTTCTTTTTCTAACTTTGGTACTTTACCAGCAACATATCTTCCTATTATAACTGATTGACAAGCATGACCACTAGGATATGACCTAGTTTTATTTGTTTTACTTGGTAAAGTATTTAAACGAGGAAGAACCTCAGCTGGTCTATCACGATTAAAAAAATCTTTAAAATGTGTAATAATCGGAACAGACTCTTTTATAATCTGATTAAATTCGTTTTCATGAAACTCTAAACCATTTTCTCTAACAACTTTTTTAATTGCAAAGTAAGGGTCTTGGTCATGGTCTCTAACAGATTGTACCTGTTCAGGTGTTCTTACTCTAATAATTTCTTCTATCTCTAACGCCTCTTTCATATCGTCTTTTGGTGGCGCTGGTAGAGTAATTACTTCTTGAAGGTTCTGTCTAAAAAATATCATTTCTTTTCCTTTAACATCTTTTGTAATTCAGTTGTTGAGCCAACAAACAATGCATTAGTAACATTCTTTGGACCTTTATCAGGTATATCTTTTACTTTCTTTAACTTATCTTGTAAGTCTAAAAGATTTTGTGATACTTCACTTACTGTCTTAATTAGTTGTCCTGCAACTTCATAGGCACGA